CTTTCCAGTCCGTGCAATCTATGATGGAGTACGCTTTCGCTGGTCTGACGCTTCTAAAGCTATGCGTGAGAGGTGGGCAGCAGATGGTATCACTTCTCCAATCGTAAGTGAGGCATCCCAGCTGAAGAGTATGATCGACCTTGGAGGAACAGGAACATTTGGGAAGATCAATGCAGCAATGAACAAGAAGGATGGAATCATTGCACTACTCTCGAAGCCGTCAGATAAGATGGAGAGTGAGACTAGACTGCTGGCTGTCAGCATTGGTTTTCAAGCTGCACGTGTAGCTTATCCAGGGATCACTGATGAAGCAGCAGACATCTTTGCTAGACGCTTTATGAATCGTGTGATTGGAAACTATCATGCTGCTCAACGTCCTGCGTTATTTCAAGGGACTGCTGGTGTGGCTTTGGGATTATTTCAGACATATATGTTAACTTGGGGTCAAAGTATGTATCGTAGCATAGAAGAGGGAGCAAAAGGGCCTCTCGCTGCACAGATGCTGATACAAGCCGGATTATTCGGAACCTCTTCACTTCCTGGTTATGATCTCTTTTCAAAGACAATTGCATCACATTTCTCCGATAAGCATTATGATTTAACAACCGGAACATATCGTGCTCTTCCTAACGCTCTTGCTGAGTTTGTAACATATGGTTTACCTGCAAGCATGGGAGTTGGCCTCTATACGAGAGGTGATCTACAACCACGTATACCTGTCATCTCTCAAAATTCTCCTCTTGATCAGATTGCAGCAGTAAATGTGGTAAAGCAGTTCTATGGTGCTACTGCACATGCCATGACAAAGGTGATGGAGAGTCAGGGATTGAGTGCAAAGGTTAGAGGATTACTTGAGGGATTAAGCATGCAGAGTATGAATAGGCCAATAGCAAGAATAGCTGAAATAATCCCACTGCCTGATGCTTCAGCTGATAGTGGAGTTAGTGCTGTTGGAGCATTAAGCAGAGAAGGTAATACAGTTGCTACGTCTTCAGAGGTTTGGTCCATTCCAGGATTAATGAGTCGAATCCTCTCCTCTCGCAGTACAGAAGAGCAGGTGAAGCGTGAGATCGACTACACTGCATCTTTTCATGCTACACTTGATTCAGCAAATAAGAAGGAGGCTACTGAGACACTCAAGACTGCAATTCGTTCTGGTACTCTTGCAGACGATGGTGTGATGGATCACATTGCTGGAGAATATCTCAGATCAGGGACTGCTACGGGTTGGTCTTCTGCTATTAATGAGGCAGTAGCCACCTCTGGGGCAGGTATTGATCACAAGTTGCAGAAGAGGTTAAAGGCTGATTCTCCTCTGCAACAGATGATTACAACAAACTTCTAGTCCTCAATCTTCCTTCCTGTGTTATCAAGTATCCTCCTCCCCTCTTCCGTATCCTCCATCTCTGCAATCCCTCTCTTCCTCCCAGCTATCTCTCTGATAGCCTCCGCCACAGCTCCACTTAGTGTTACCTTCTTTAGTCCAAACGCTTCACAGTACACTGTTTCTAGACTGTGAGGCTCTCTCCAGAATCTCTCATACGTGAGTGTTCTATCCATTTGTCCTGCAATCCAAATCTCAAATCGACTCATTATATCATTAGTGCGTATTCCACTAAAGCTTTCAGCTGCAAGTTCTGCTGATGTGCGATTATCAAACTCATTCATTTTAAGTTGGAGTGTCATCCTGTAATCTCCTGTATGTGATCTTCACAAGCTTCTACTGTTCTGAGTATGTGCTCTGCATGAACAGCCTGAGCCTTAGCATCTTCCAATGCATTATGTGCTATTTTTGGTTTAGTATATGGTATTTGAGGAAACAGTGCTTTTAACGTACGATAGCATCTGTTATTAAAGTATTCCCAAGGTGCTTTGAGTCCGCAGAGTTTATAAGTTTCTTGCAGAATAGCATTATCAAAGTCTGCTCCATTTCCCCAGAATAGTATCTTTCTTCCATTATAGGTGATACTACTGCACCATGTAGTAAATTCACCTAGCACTTGAGCTATTCCTTTGTTACCACTAAAAGCTTCAACTCTTGCTTCTTTACTCTGATCTTCCCACCACAAGAGCGTGGAAATATCTTCATGAAATACTACGTAATAACTGTCTCGTCTTATCTTCTCGTAGAATGATGCAAGTTGATCTTCATCTTTCTCAAGCAAGAATGGCACTGCTGCAATACTTAGCAACTTGCATCCTGGCCTCGTTCCCAGAGTTTCCAGATCACACATCACATTGATATATTGATTCTGCTCGGTTGTCATGTCATCTCTTCCCAGGTTAAAAATGATTTATCAAGGAGGCTTTCCTCCCACACTACTGTTTTCTCATAATGAGGAACGAAGCCTCCATTTGCACTCTTGATTTTTCCCACCTGTGTTAAGCTCTTTAGTATATCACTCATCTCCTCTTGTCTGTTTAGATCCTGTGCAACACTCTTCCAAATTCTTGTTGCGTTGATTGGTACTTTACTTCTCCTTACAATATCAAGCACAGTGTTACTCACATCACTGTTTCTACTCTTACCATACTCACCCAGAGCTTTAGGCATTCTTGCTTCAGTGTAATAGAGGAGAGTATTTGCCTGTACTACATCAGAATATGAAATCTCAGTTGATACCCGTGCAGCTGTGAAGCACATGACAAGTTTAAGTAGATGAGTGAACCGTCTTGTTGAATAATGTGCAAAGCGATGGTCTTCGATATCAGTATACCCTTTGTAGAGACGAGTACAGACATCTTGTGCTGCTTGAGAAAGTGTGAAAGCACCTCTTACCTCTGTCATGATCTGTGTGATATGAGCATCGAGAGCATGTTGAGATGATTCACTTGGAGATTCTGGGAAGGTGATCTTAACTCCTGTAGTCTCACCATGAATTAGAAGTATGCGTGACATAAAGCCTGATCCAGTAGCTTCAGCAGGTACAGCTAATGCGAAGTTCTGTGGTGTATTCCCAGCAAGCATGTTTACTGTAGGATTGTTTAGGGTAATACTTCTGCCATGTAATTTTGGATGATCGTACACAGCAATATTATCCCACAACTTACCTAACATTGTTATGAATTCAATGTTACCCTTTCCAGCAAAATCCAAGAATTCACCCGCTACGATGTAACGTGCAGCGTTAATGTCGAGAGGAAGTTCAAGAAACTCTTCTTCTGTTGTATCATCTACATCACCAAAGCATGATGATCTCATGTCCATGAGAAATCTCTCCTTGGAAGTACGGTCAGCCGAGAAGCGGCTAAATCCCTGCCTCTCTAAGCAATGTTTGATTATGTTGATTGATGTGTCTTTTCTTGTGCCAGGAGATCCCATGAGCATCACATACATGTTAGGATAGATGTTTCCGTGACCAAATGGAAGCCAGCATTGTCTCTCCAATAAAGCTGCAATTCCTGATATGGCACACCATCTGTGGAAGATACGAGGTGCTTCGGTCGAGCCTACATAACTGAAGTACAGATCGTAAAACTCCCGTACTGTTGATCCAGACTTGATGATGGGAATGACATTTGATGTTGGAACTGAGGATAATGTGGAAAGTGAATTAGTGGATATGGGTAATGGTGGGATTGTACTCATCCATCTCTCCCCATGATCCATTGATCTTACTAACTTTGAACTCAGTTGGTATTCTCATTACTCTCCCATGAACCTCACATGGTATATTCATAATCTTATTCATTTGCATTGTTACCTCTCTTAGTTGTTCTCCTTTACATTGAATTATTATTGAGTCATGTACTTGAGCTTTTAGTCTTACTGATCCATTGGACGGTATTACGAGATCACGGTATACTCTCCAGAATGCTTTGTTGATAAGTTCCACTGAGAGATTCTGCGGCCCATGTGCTACAGCTGCACGAAATACAGCATGCTGTTTTGATATATCACCAAAGAAGTATCTAGTCCATCCAAGAGGACTTATAAGTTTATGAGTTCGTTGTATTTCCAACTTAGTTGCAGGATACCAGTTCTGTTTTATTTCATGGAAGGGTTTATGATAAATAGCAAGTAACCACTTAGCAAATTCAGTTAGGTTCTTTGTTGGGGCCTTCAGATTAGACATTGCAGAGTATAGTCTTTTAGGTGTGGCCCTTCCAATCAGTGGTATAGGTCCCATGACATAGTTCGCACCATGCGTTATATGTTTAGTAACATCATTCCTGATTTCGTCAGAGACTTCAGCATATGGAATACCAAACAACAAAGTTGCTACTTGTTTGTAGAAGTCTTTTGTCTTATCTTCAATGGCTGTAATGTATGCTTCACACTGTGCCATGTATCCTACACACCTAGCTTCACTTTTACTCTTGTCCGCTTCGCATAGCGTATAACCTTCATCTGCAACGAGCCAGTCTTTAATGTCATGTCCTCTTGGTACATTTTGTATTTGAGTCCCGAGCCAGAAAGGAGAAGCTTGAGAAGCTGATCTTCCTGTGTCCGTTCCACTAGGGTCGAGAGAGTAGAGGAGCCGTCCTTGTTTTTGAACAAAGTCAAAGTAAGTCGAGATAAGTTTAGCTTGTCCTCTGTACGTTTGGATTTCATCAATGATCCTCGCAAGAAGTGGGTGTTGAATTGCTACCATGTTTAGAGTCTTCTCATCTGTCCCCGCATTAGGAGCACCTTTCACACGAGAAGCGCCTATTGTTTCATATAAGAAGCGAGCGACCTGTTGCCAGCTCCCAGGGTTGAATTCAGGATCACATGACATAGTCTGTAGATTATTGAGTGCCTCTAACTTCACTGATACAGCCTTGGCCCTGTTCTCGATTCGCTTCGCCTCATCTACTCTGAATCCCTCGAATGCACAGTAGATTGCAGGATGAATAAGGTGGAATATTTTAGAGTAGTTTGTGTAAGCATAGGCTGGTTTTGTTGACATTTGATGCAGCGCGCATCTTAGAGTATACCAACTGTCTTTCGCACAGTATGCCCAGTACTCTCTGATAGCTCCTTTCTGTTTAGCCTCTTCAGCTTCTCCTTTCCAGTAGAAGTAGTCGTAGCAGCAGAGCGAGCTAACAAAATCAAGAGAACGAGGAAGTTCACTGTACTCACACCAGCTTAGTACCATTGGATCACAGACAAAATTAACAGGCTCAGCATCATATGTCAGGAGATAAGTACTATCGTATTGACCGTTGAAAGCTACTTTCGGTATTGCCGATTTATTGATTCTTCGCATCGTTGTAATAGCTGTTGCGTACATTTCATCATCCGTAAAATGATCTTCCCCAAAGTCCACAAGAGGAAGAATGTAGCAAGCAGTAGAGGAATCATTAAAGATAGCAGCGTAACTGATGCACGTGATTTGAAGTTTATCATTGGTTTCAATATCCAGGCTGATGAGGATTGCTGTTTCCAATCTTAACTGTACTTGTTGCATCTGCTCTGGAGTCTCAAGCACAGTAAAGGAGAAAGATTGTACTGCTTCACGTATATGTCTAAACTTCTCGAGATCCTGTGCTAACAGCCACCTCCCATGATTTACAGAGTGTGTGTGCTCCATAGGATTAACCACAATAACTGGTATAGTGTAATTAATGCGAGTTCCACGGAAGTTTGATAGACGAGCAGACTCACCAAGACAGTTGATAAGAGTAGATGAATTAGATAGCAGCACTGCCTGACACCTCTGTTTCTTTGCTGCATCTTGAAGTTCTCCTATCGTGTATATTTTCGAAGTAGCAACACCAGTAAGCCCCTCAGCCTTCAATAGAGGAATCAGAGAGGGTAGGTATGGTCTGTCCTCTGTTGAATGGTTAACAAGAAGTCTCACTTCTGATCTCCACTTCCAGTATCAAAGCCTCTTGAGTTGTAGTCCAGTACGTGTGGGAGAGAGTCTTTCAAAAGGAAGTGAGGAGTCTCTATTCCTCCTTCATCTTTGATCTGTGTACCTGGCTGCACATTCTGTTCTTGTATGATTGCTTTCATCAATATACAATACACAATTAGATCATCAAGTCTTCCCTCAATTGACTCACTCCTCTCCCTAAGTCTATTAGACGAGATGTCTTTTACATATGTCTGTATTGCATCCCAATGTTTGCCCGCATACACAGCCCACACTTGTTCTGGTCTCAAGCCAAGGCTTGCAGCATTATGTTTGAAGTTCTCAAGCCTATCTCCTCCTGAAGCGTACTCTCCTCCTTTCTGTACACTCAATCTCTCTATCTCGTTTATAGTATTGCGAAATAGTATGCTCCAATCTGCATGATTCATTATTGTATTACCTCCTGATAGTTTGTTGGTACCTCTTCTGAGAGTGCATAGGTGACATCATGAATATAATGTGGATTGTGCATGAGATACTTCATCTCCTCAAAAGTTAGGGTAACTGCGAAGGGTTGCTCTCCTTCATGCCTCAAGTCTAAGAGATCATCTCCATACTCAATATCCATAGTTACATCTAACCAGTGGAAGATCACGTGTTCTCCTTTCCTCTGTAAGGTGACTCTACCCAACTTCGTGAGAGGCAGGGTAGAGTTGGGTGTGCTACGTGCTAACGTGTGAGAATGTGGCTATGAACCTGTTGCTGTTACAAAGTCTGGATCATCAACTGTTCCGATGATGTGGACTTGCACATTCTTGTACTCCTTTCCGTTATCAGCCTTAGTGCTCTTCGTCTTCACCTTAGCCTGCAATGTGAGATCATTCTCCATCTCGGCAAGTATCTCCTTCACACTTGCACCCTGGATGTTATCTGTTCCAAGAGTCTTCTTCGCCTGTCTCTTGAAGTACTGCATCCCATTCTCGTTGACCATGAAGCTCTCGGAGAACAGTGAACCATCAGGAACAGGAATGTCTGTGGGATCAGCGAGTTCGATAGTCTTTTGAATGGAATAGACTACACGTATCCGCATTCTCTCAGTCTCAAGTCCAGTGTCTTCATCCTTACTCTTGTACTTCTCCACACCAGCCTTTGTGATTGTAAGCAGATAAGAGCCAGCTGGGATATCGTTTATGAACTCTGGTACATCTGGGGTATCATCCAGAGATTGTCCCAGAATGGAGTCCATATCGAGTAGTGTCATAGAGCTTCCTCCATTTCCTCCTTCATGGCTTGTAGCAAACAGAGGAATCATTGCAGCATACAGTGGCCTAGCATTAAACATAAACATGATGTGTGTTACTCCTAAGCAGTAGACTTCGAAGTTGGTGTGATATCAGTATCAATCCTAGTTTACGTGTCAGTGTTAGTGTGTTGAGTTTGTGTGAGGGGATACAGTCCAGCCTGTGGTAGCACGATTGAGAGATCAGCCTCTGATGCTTTCTCAATTGCTATCCCCAGGCGGGAGCCTGTTATCATATCACTATTGTAAGTGGAAGAGGAGCCGGCCACATGCTTCCTCAGTCTCATATCAGTGTAGATTACTGTTCCAAAGAACTTGGCAACATTCAAACTGAATGCTCTAGTCCCAATGAGAGGATAGAACTTCGGTTCGTTATCGAGATATGCTTTCTTTGATACTCTCTCACCCTTAGAGTTTAAGCTCTCATCCTCATACTGTCCTCCCTTAAGCACAACTTGGTGGGCGAGCATACAGAAGTTTGTTGGAGCAGCTTGAATGAGTGTAAGTATATCAGTTAACATCCTCCCCTGTGGTCCATATTCATCGAAACCAAACTTTGTAGTATATGCGAATCCTTTACTCACACTTTCAATTGCAGACTGTGCTAACTGTGATCCTGTATCAATCACTACCCAGTCATCGTGCCCCAAACTGAATATGTCAAATGGTGTCCATTCCTCACCTGTTATCTTCTTCTGTATACAAAGTGGACATTCAACTCTCCCATGTACAGCACAGATACGTACTGCACTCTTACCTTGTGGAGGAAAGAACGCACGAAGGATAGTTTCAATGAAGTACGGATGATCTGGAGTGTCTGATACCTTGATAAGGATGATCTTAGAGGCTTCTTCAGTGGAGATAATAGAGGTGCGGGCCATTGTGAGTAGAGTATCTGACCCATTCTCCCCGTCGAAGAAGTAGATTCTACGGACTTGAGGAATACGAGCAAGAGTAGCAGCTAGTCTGGTCTTGCCTGATTTGGGATCACCATAGATGAGGAGAGTATGGTTTGTGGGGATAGATAGAGCATGAGAAGCAGCGGCAAGTTCTGCGAGATTAGCCACGGTCAACTCCATCACTCGTTCCCACCTCTGCATCTTTCGTCAACACTGTACCTTTGAATACAGAGTATCCATTCTGAAGTTCAACAGTATCAAAACTCCCTGGGAACTTCTCTTTAGCCCAACTGAGTAGTATCCTCTTCACTTCTTCCGTATCGAGTTCAAGTCTCATGTTGTTGTCTCCTTTGTTGTAGATGTTTGTGCTGTTCCATTAGTTTTGATTGATGTGAGATGCTGCTTCACCAACTCATCTAGTGTATACACAAATTGATACTCCACTGTATCAACCTCTCTCACCTTTGGCTTATCAAAGCTGTGCAGATTACATGTACCAAAGAATTCACATACTCGGTTGAACGAGAGACAATGATTTCCTCTCATTGGAAAAATACCAAGCTCAATGTTCCTCTGTAACCTCTCAACATCTAATCCAAGAGTGAGGAACCAGTTGAGTCTATCGAGGAGTGTCTTCTTCCACTCGAACACATGATACACTGGAGTGTTTGGTCTCTTTAGCTGACCAACAAAGTAGAAGAGTGAATACTTACCAAGCTCCTGCCGTGCTATTGCATCAAGCACAATAGAGTAACCAAGTGCTTGACCTGAGTTCTTGTACATTGGTGTAAGGTCATTGAGGATAGAGGTTGAATGCTTACACTCGAACACTGCGAGATGACCATCCCGTTTGTTGCGAAGTACTGCATCAATGTAGCCTACAAAGTAACACCAATCGTTGACAACAAGCTTGAAGGAGAGTTCTGTTGCAGGTTTATCTTCAAAGATTGCAACCTCCCACTCTTCCCTGATCCCATCAAGTGTCTCTTGTGCTTGGAGTACAGCATTGAGAGCATACCACACTGTGCGTTTAGCATCAGAGATATCAGGCCAGTAAGCCATCCACCCAACAAACATGGCATGATCCATATCACCATGGAGAAGATAGTCTGCTATACCATCTCCAAAACAGTGACCGAAAGGAAACTGTGGTGCTTCATCTTGTTCCTCTTCATTGCTCTCAAGTAGGCGTTGAAGCTGAAACTTACGATCACAGCCTGTAAGCAGATTGAGTGAGGAGAAGCTGAGGCGAAGAGGATTAGTGCTGAGACTGCTAAGAGAGGTCATGATGTCAATGTGGCAAACGTATCAGAAATCCGAGAACAGCAACTGTGAGACCAAGCATAGTTGCAACTACTACACTCTGCTTTATAAGAAGTCCTTGTATAGCTATGTTAAGGTCTTCCTTTGTTACTAGGCGTGCCTGAGCATCAGAGATTACACGTACAGCAGCCTTTGCTTGCTTCTCACTAAAGCCCGCATCTATCAAATCCTGTGCAGCTTGCAATGTGTCAAACGTTACAGTTACAGTAGCCATTGTGTATTGCTCCTTTGAGTGTTGGTAGCGTCTGTGGTTATGATATTAATCTCGACAGAATCTGATGTAGTAACTCTCTACCATCTTCATGTGAGAGCTTCTTCTGATCAATGAGCGAACCAATAGGTGTAGCTACTCTGTCGAAGAGGTCCTTAAGTATTTCATCGAGCGTTATCTTCCTCTCAACTTCCCTTTTGATCTTGTTTATAAGTTGTTGGTGTGTAATCATAATCAATATGTCCTATATCTTGTGTAGAGTTTTTCAATAATCTCTGATTGTTTCTTTGTTGGCATGAAGTTAATATACTTAGCCATTAAACTTTGCATGCTCATAAGAAATTCCAATCCCCATGCATCGAGTTCATTAGTCGTCATTGACCTGTAAGCGAGGAGTTGCTCTAACTTCCGCTTAGTATCAATGCTCTTTGCACTATCTCCGTAGAAATAATGCAGTCTTATGATCTCTTTTGCATCTTTCTCACATAATTGTGGAACCATACATATACTGAAATGTTCAATATATGTATCAACCATCTCTCTATCTGTTTTGATATCAACAATGTTACCCTCTAATGCTTTCCGCAGTTGACATACCATCTCTACATAGTCAACTTCACCATACTTTGTGAGCAGCAAGATCGTATTCCTCATTGTTAGATGCTGGCAAACATCGTGAAAGTCAAAGTCGTGAAAAGCAACCCATTGCCTGCAAAGAAAGATTGATAAGGGGCGGCCGACTGCTTTGGTAGTAGATGCAGCACTGTGCTGAGAGGTGCTGGCGGCGACGTGTGTGCTTGAGGCTCGTTCCTCGCCTCTGCGCAGAGTTACCCCTATCTTGCTAGCAGACATACTATATCTTCTTCTCAAACATATCCCCTGTTTTTTCATCTCCACTCTTCTTCTGTGCATCTTCTCCACAGTAAATGTCATACAGCTCCTCCACTTTAGCTATTTGCTTTGCGCTCAGACTAAGTATTCCACCTTCAAATGCTTGTTTGTGTACACTCTTAACAAACTCTTTAGCCCATGCATTACGGATGCTCTTGATGGAATCATGTAACTCATCAAGCCTCTTCCAGAGTGCATCTTTGTACCCTTCGTTCTTCGCGGCTGGTGGTGTGTTTACTCCTGATGGTATCATTCTAATCTCCTATATGTTTTGCAATAGTACACCAGTACTCAATCTTCTTCCGTAGGATTGGTGCACACTTCTCAATCTTCCTACTCTTTCCGACTACAAATCCAGCACAGAGATACGAGGTAACTACACGATATAGTCCAGGGTGTAGCAGTGGTGTCATGATTAGAAGTCCTTGAGAGCTTGATTGAGGAATTCAGGATCATTTAAGTCTACACTCTTCATCGCTTTCTTTACTGCTCTTTCTTTGTCCTTCCCATCTGCTTGAGTCACTTCTGTTGCAGTGATCTTCCTCAGATGCTTCACAAGTTCACCTATCTCAGTAGGCAGCAAGAGATTAGCTGCTTCAGGATTCTGTCGAAGTGCTAGCTTAAGCTCTCCCATAGCATCTTTTAGCACTTCTCCTGTCTCCAACGTACTTAGGAGTTTAATCTTCTCTTGTATCTCCTCGATGGTGATCACTGTACCGAGTATGCTTGAAGAAGTAGGTGTGGGATCGTCTGGGAGGGATGTAAGAGTCATAGCAACTTCATCTGTGATGCTCATAGTGCTCATGGTGTTAGAAGTCCTCCATCTTAAGGTTAGCTTGCTCTTGCTTCTCTCTTGCTGCTGTAATCCTACGTTGTTCTGGATATGTGAGAGCTGGGAGAGGAGATTGATTTGTTGGTGAGAATATTCGTCTGTTCTCTTCCTCTGGATCCCAGAAAGCCATCATGCCTTCATATGCATTAGCCTTCCTTACTTCATCTGGCCAGAACCTTGTTGTCCCAATCGCAGTAAATCTCTTTGGAAACTCTATTACTACGATCCCATTGGACTCTTGTCTTGTCACCTTCCCAATCGCTTGGGCTGTATCCCGCGAGAGATTATAGTTATAAGCTATGGGCTCAGATACACACACAAAATCTCCTACACTAAACTTTGCCATTCTGCGTTGCTGTCTTGATGTTCCCATGATTGTTTTAAAACTCCTTGTCAGTTATCATCATTCTGTGTACCCTGATACTCTGCTTGTCTTTCAGGTATACTTGTATCTTACTCTTCTTCTGCCATCCAGCATCGAGTTTCTTCTCTTCTGCTGTCCAGGGCAATAGTCTAAACTCTAGGCTTCTAGAGTCGTACTCTATTCCAGCCTCTTTGGCTACCTTGTTAGCTTTATACTTTATAGTAGCTAAGCCTCTGCGTAGAAATTCTTCTGCTCCTGCATCAATCACGAGGATGATGTCTTCGTTTATTGTGACATTCTTGAAGATGTCTGAGAGTGTCTGATTGTCTGGACCTTCTCCCTCAGCTCGCATCAATATATCATCCTGTTCTTCCTCTGTGTATGGAAGTGGAATCATTTCATTTAGAGTGTCTACAACATCAGTGCCCATGTTTTGTCTCCGTTTGGTGAATAGTACTTGTAGATCAGTTGTGAGATAAGTGTCTCAAAGAGTACGTGAGGTACCCAGAAGGTAGCTAATTCTTGTTGTAATACCGAGTAATCTCTAATAGCATTCTCTCCTTCCTCGCATCTATAACATCTTGTACGAAGTCTACCTGAAGTGGTAAGTGGAAAGGCTGTTAGACACGATGCACATACATCTGGTAGGAGTGAAGATGTGAGAGGGAAGTGTGTGTATAGAAGCTCCCGTCGGCCCCTTATGAGATTTGGTATCAAAGGATGTAGCCAGATATTACGCTCTGTTCTCATACTGCTCTTGTATTCAGCAGAAGAAGCGAATGAGAAGAGGAAGAGTTGAGGAGTGCGTAGCATGAGCGAGGTAAGGAGTATGAGTTCTGGAAGAATGCATGTGGAGTCATACTCTATCTCAGTCAACTCTGTGAAACTCTCTTCCTTCATTGGTACAGCACTCATTCTGTATTATTGTCCTGTGATCTGTGTTGTCTTTTAGTTCCATGAGGATAATTTAGCAACTCTTCCCTATGCTTTTACCATTCAATCCTCTCAGCAGAGCACCATATGAGATTACACTCTTTGTTACTGCAAGAGTAGTAACGTTCAATTGCATCATCTATCGTCTTTTTCTTCTTGAAGATGAGTGGTGTACCACAAGTACATTGCCAGTTGCTATTCATGATTCGCATCTCTCATGCTCGTCTGCTTCCTCAATGAATGAAGCTCCAATTGCTGCTGGTGAGACACACACTACAGCTCCACTCTTTGTTTTGATGTACACTCTACCTGGATCTCCTATTTTGTGTGGCTGATGTGAACTATAGAGTTCTCCTACCTCATTGCTCCCAAGGAGTGTAACTTGTGAGTGAGAGAGGATTGGTTTACCTGTGGTGTCGTCGCAGAGTATCATGACATTCACCTCATTATCCATTCAACAATCTTTGGTGCTACTCCAAAGAGTATAATCATTAGAGTTCCTAACTGTGTGAGAAGTTGATATTTCAGCTTATCTATCTTGTGTCCCAAATCACCAATCTTGCTCTCAATACTTAAATTCGATACTCTCAGCTCTTGCTTGAATTCTTCTTTTGTCAGCATGATAGAGAGGAGTATATTGTTCAACTTAAGCAATTCCATTGCTGCTGCCTCTGCTTGAGGCTCAGAGAATCCAGCAGCCTTTAGTTCCTTTAGTGTTGTTATTGCATTGAAGTTCATGTCGCTCATAATGTCCATCCTTTTACATAATTAAAATAGAAGCAAATGAATTTTGCTATCCATGGTAGTGTTAGTATCATTATAATGAACACTAGTGTCATTGTTCCAAAAAGGCGAAACATATCTTTCATCTGCTGTGCTCCTTAGTGTGGTTGTTGTTTAGTCTGTATCGGCTTTGTCACCTGATATGCTCCAATGTTCTTTGCTCCAGAGTTGATGCTTTGTATCTTCTCCTCCAGTGTTGCACCTTTGATACTCTGATTTCTCACACACTTTGCAATGATGTCAGGCTTAGCTATCACGATGAGTTTTTCTTTAGCTCGTGTTACAGCGGTGTAGAGGAGTTCACGTGTAAGGAATGATCCGATTGAGTGATCAGCGTGGAGTATGAGGAACACTTTCCTCCATTCACAGCCTTGTGCTTTGTGGACTGTGATAGCGTATCCCAGAGAGAATACTTGATCTGCGAAATCTCCCACTGCTGATAAACTAACCTCTTCACCATCATCTAACTCAAGAGTTACTACATGGGAGGACTGTAGTTTCTTCTCCTCATCTAGTGGAGCATCTGCATCAAAGTTAGCGTAGCCTGCTACCATCTGATCAAAGTCTTCATGCTTTGCTGCGTCAGCCCCCATGATACGCACTCCAAATCGTGACAAGTCACTCCCAGCAGGTTGAGGAATACGTCCCAGATAACTTCCATTGTGAGAGATTGTCTTGATTACTCCATCCCTCTTCTCATACATCACACGATCACCTACTGCAAGATACATGGTGCGCCTTCCTGCGAAGACTTCATACACCATCGCATTTCTCTTAACTCCTAAGAACTGACTAATCCAGCAGTTGAGATTGTTTGTCCCTAGTGCTTGTTTATTCCATGGTGAGAGGATGATATCCTGCTCTGGATCATACTCTCCACGTTCGAAGAGGGCAGGAAAGAAAGCTCCTCCTAGTGCTCTAGCTGTCTTATCCTGTCCAGCTTTCGTTATACTCTTACCTACCACGATCTCAGTATCCTTATTAGCTTCTAATGTTTCACCTTTTAGGATACGATGAGCGTTGACTATGATCCCACTGTCTAGTGCTTGTCTGTAGACTTCAGTGAGTTCCACAATAGGTAGTTGAGCAAGAGCATAATTCATGATGGATTTACCAAACACAGGAGGAAGTTGATTGATGTCACCGACGAAGATGATTACTATACCTGGGAGTAATGCATCATACAGTTTCTCCCAGAGATCGAGACCAAGCATAGAGGCTTCTTCGATGATTAGTAGCTTGATTGTTAGAGGATTAGATGCTGTGCGTTGTGGTTCAAATCTCATGGTATCCTTGCCTGTCTCAGTATTGAAGAAGAAGATAGGCTGATACTCCAAGAGTTTATGAATGGTAATGATATTGTGTGGGAGAGAGGATTCGAGGAATGGGTCTGCATGAAGTGCTCGTCTAATATTAGCTGTTGCTCTTCTGGTGTAGGAGCAGACTGCTACACCTGGACCCGTTGTATGCTCACCTCCACCTACATTGAATGAGTGAGAACCTAGCCAGTCTGCATCTTCTGTGAGGGCTGCTTTTACTATCTCTCTGCATCCTGTTGTCTTTCCTGTACCCGCTGCTCCAGTATAGACAAAAGGCTTTCTTGCTTTAACAAAATCAACTCCAAACTGCTGTCTCTCGTTAAGTACGATAGAGAGCGCGAATGTTTTAGCTTTCTCCTCTTTAGCCTCTTCTGATACGTGTGCTTCTTCGTCTGAGGCTTGAGCTTCTGCTTGTCTGATCGCTTGTTCTGTCTCAGTATATGTACGAGAGAGTGATTGAGCTGCTAAGTCAAGCTGTTGACGATACATGTGGCCTAGCTTTAACCTCTGTGTAAGGTTAAGGCTATTCCATAGAGTAGAATCTAACTTGACTGCGTTGAGGGTATCATAGAATCCGAGGATTGGAGTAAGATCACCCTCGAAAGTAAAAGTCCTATGCTCTTCTCCATTGATCTTTACAGGCTTTGGTGTTTCGGAGATTATCTCTGCGTCTGTTGCCTCTATCTCAGTTGGTTTGTGCTCTGCTGACCTGTTATTGATTGACTGCTCAACGATAGGTGGAATTGCTCTTGTGGTTTGCTGCTGCTCGCGCTTGGCTTTTAGTATATCTTGTAGTGAGAGGCTCATAAGCAATCTCCTAATTTGAGAAACACCTCATTAGCTCTTTTTCTAGCTTCAGTCTTATACTCTAATCCATCACGCAATTCCGTAGCAGTTTCTATTAACTCTATAGCATCATGTATATTTCTCTGTATATGATTTATTACTTCTTGTTCTGTTGTAGTAATTTCATTACGATATGGTTTGTTGATCTCTTTCTGTTGCTGTTCACGTATTGCTTGAGGGCTGATCTTATCAATTTTGTTTGATGTGCTCATGATTGTTCCTCTGTGTTAGTTTCAATTTGTTTGCTGTTCTTGTTGAGTCTTGCTACAGCATATGCTCCCTGCCTTCTTACTTGAAAACTTACGATGCAGTCCACATCAGCAGAGTGCTTCAGTGCTTCATACACCGGAGTTTCAAGTATTAGAGTCCACTGGCTACCATCTTCTGATAGTAGATAGCCTGAGATAGCATCTTCCGGAGTTATGTTGAGGATTTGGAGGAATGCTCGCTTAATATCAGGATTTGGAGTACCATCCTTCCTAAACCTGTAAAACGTTATAGGCAAAGCTATTCCAGTACTTGATTGTACCATGATACTACGTTCCTTTTCAGTTTGATGTTAGGTGCTACTGCACGTTACGCTGTGCTGCTTTGGCTGCAAGTATCTCAGCCATACTACGCTTTGGAGTAGTGGTTACGGAATCATTACCAAACAGATCACTTACTCTCTCAAGTCCTTGTGCGATGTGTTCCGTATGTACTCCACTCAATACATCAATCAACTGTTTCGCTTTGTCCTTGAGAGTGGGATGCGTAATGAATTGATGTGATATTGCTTCTGATAGTGTTTCTTTTTGTCCTGCTGTAATCACTATCAGGTTGGCGATTGTCCTCTTCACCAATACACGTAGAGTTGGATTCATAGAGGAAGCTAACTGCTTATAAAGGAATTGTGCTGCCTCTTTGCTCCCATTTAGTTTCTTGTGTTGAGAGACTTCAGCGGAGTAAATACGGAGAGTCTTTTGTGCTGGTGATTTGTTACGTGTGGACTCAAAGAGCTTTGCTGCTGTATCAGTATCTATTGTCTTCCCAATGAAGTGAGCGTTTAGAGTCTTGAACCATGATTCAAGCGTAGCGAGTACACTTTGACCTTCAGCATTCAAGCGAAGTTTTGGCATGTTCTGCCATACTTTATTCTGCTCTTTTCCGTGCCAGATACTCTTGATGTAGTGGCAGAGTGTACCTCTTGGAATGTGTTGGAGTAGTGCGTTTTCTGCTAAAGCACTTGTTTCTTGTTCAATTAGTATGTGCTTCATGCGAAGTAGCACAAGGAGGATACCAGCAAGTACTGAAGTATCGAGTTCACTTATGCGATCAGGGACTTCACTTGTTTCAAAGAACCATTCAAGTGTTTTAAGCACATTGCCAGTGTTTGCTAGTGGGTGGTGCTGTTGAAGAAACACTGGGATTGAAGGCATCGATACTTCAAAGCAGATACCTGTCACTGGGCATGAGACGATGGTATGTTGATCCAGTGACTTGATGTGGTACTTCCGTTGATCTCGTATTGAGTCTGCGAAGATACGTTTGTAGTTATTATGCTCTGCTTTCCTCTTGAGTTCATTTTGTACTCGTTGCTTATTAGCTGCGATCTGATCTTCCGTGACTTCTGAGATATAGTATGGCTTAGGTGCAGTTTGCTTTCCATTGTCTGGAGTGAATATGCTACTACTAAATTCATATGTATCGCAGAAGTTATGCATGAATACTTTAGCAATGTCTGCGGATTCTACTTCCATGTAGCGGACATACTCTTCACCTCGCAAGCGATATGTGATTAGAGTAGTAGGAGCAGTAGAGTATGTGTATGGACGAAATGGAATAACATTTGATGTGATAAAGATTTGTAGAGTGTTACGATGCGTAGCAAGTGATTGTGTTACGAGAGCAGTTGAAGTAGCTTGTGCATCTTGTGTGGCCTGAAGAGTTTGTAGAGTCATTTCAGTATATCCTTTAAGTGTTAGTGACATACAGATATTAATATCTGCTAGAGTAGAATTTGATAATTGCTTTGTTTCTACGTTGTCTTGCTTTCTTCATTCTATTCTGTATTCTCTTATATGGAACCAGTGTTAGTTTCTCCTCCTCTTCAAGTAATCTACTCACTTCTAGTATATCATTAGCTAGATCAAATACACTAGAGCCTGTAGCTAATCTTGCTTTTATACTCTTAAGTAGTTCTGTTGAAGTTGTCATATTATTGTTTTTAGTGTATGTCTTCGTCTGAGCCTCTTACCAATCTACTTAGGTCCATCGAGTCAATATCAACCTTGATTGTTCCTTCTTGTTTATTATGTAATTCAAGTTTTGCTCTTATCTGATCTATTGCAGACAACTTCTTAAAATCCTCTTCATATTTTGCATAGTAGTTCATATCAAGGTACTTTGCATTCTCCTCATTGTCTTTTGCTTCTTTCTCAGCTTGTGCTTGTGCTTTAGCTTTAGCCTTCAATTTTGCTTTCAATGCGTCTATAATTTCTATCTCTTCTAGCCTTGCTGCAAGTCTTTCCTTTCTTTTCTTTTCACGAATAGCAGCCTTTTCCTCTTCTGTTAATGGTGCAGGCTTAACAGATTTAATAGTTTGTGTATTGGTAGCAGGAAGTGTGTGGATTGGACTCGTGCTCTCAATAGCTTTTAAGTATGCCTCTTGTTGTTCTTTCGTCATATCTTTGAATGCTGCCATGATATTATTCTCCTTTATATAGTATGCATCGTATCGTAGGTGTACTTTTCGACCTGATTTTTTGGATGTCTGGAATTTGAGTATAGCACGAAAAATGCAGAAAAAAAGTTTTTTATTTCGTTAGAGGCTTGGGGGGGTCCGTAATTCGGTCAGGTAAAAGTGCCCATAGTGTAATAGCATAGCAGTTTAGTGTATGGAGTGTATGGGAGAGTGTGGAGTGCAGTGAGGAGGGATGTGAGGAGAGAGTATGGAGTCTGTTGGGAGAGGATTCATGTGTGGATAGAGTAAGAGAGTCTTATTTTCCACAGCATACATTAGCCGTCAAAGTTTTAACATTAAAAAATAATATTTAAATACCCTATAACACTATACCATATATTATACACTATATACTCTCTCCCTCTATAATCCTCCTACCTTAGACCATATACTCTCTCCCTCCCGCTCGGCTCGTATGCTTACCCCGTAGTATATTCCACTATGCATGGTTTTATACCGCCAGATTACGGACCCCCCTATCGACTTATCAAAATAAGTATCTTTTATTTTCCCTGAAATCGTGAAACCCTAAATCGTGAAATCCATCCATCCATCACACATAATATCCATCTGTGATACTATATCATTCCGTATTTTGCATCCAAATAGTGATATCACATCAGGTCGTATTTTGTGTTTCGGTTTTAGTGTTTCGTCTGTTATACTATCATCCAATCTGATTATAAAATGACCCATATTTGGGGATTGGGAGCATAAATCATGCCAGATAGTGTAAAAGTATTTGTTATTTAATGTCAACCGAGCGGTGAACTTATTTGTTATTCAGAGTCTAACACAGTAGTAACACAGTAGTAACGAGCAGTAACACATTTACCACCATTGAGGATACCACCATGAACAACTACGTTGTCACTTTCCGCACTACTGATGGAATGGAACATACAGTAAATGTATCTGCTATCACATCAGATAATGCTGGTTATGCAGTCATTGACGAATGGCAAGACTATGTTGAGATAATATCAATCACGTTATATAACTCACCTGAAAGTTAAAAGGATACTGTATCATGCCTGCATGTTTTCAACTGATCGACAAGACAACGCATCAACCCGCTATTCTCAATGAGGTAGATAACAGAATGCGTGTACACTTTAATGCAGCACCGGATATGGAATACTGGTATTGTAACTGGTATAACTGTATCGGATTTATGCTTGCAACTGGGAGTAGTCTTGATAAAATCAGGGAAGTGTATTCTGATATTCCTGATTTGTTGAGTGTACTTAACTGGATTGAAGCAAATTTTGAGACTACATGCTTCTATCAACACAAATAGCGTATAACTTAGAGGGAGATAGTCTAGCAATTTTCACCCTTGCACGGTAACGTCCTGTCAACTAGACTGAATTAACCATGAAGGAAATTGCACCATGCCTAACGCACCTAATGAAAGCTCGTGGACAACGATAACTCTTGTTTTGCATGCAGGAGACGGTGCCATACCCGATAGACTTTCTCTTATGATGTGGACAAATGAGACAGGTCCGGCAATTGAGATGAAGTATTGGGAGATCAACGAAGCCACATATGATTGTCTTGTTGAGGCAGGAGTAGAGGAATCTATTTAGTAACCCTCCATGTATGCCTGAACATGGATTGTAGTAAGTAGGCTTAACGTAATATGCCACGAAAGGAAATTCCGCAATGGTTGACTCAACGACAGTAGTAGAAACACCGCAGAGCAAACTCCCAGAACATTGGGTAATGCTTGTAGTCCCATTAAGCAAAAAGGTTTTGAAACCTGGGTACAAAGCGACAGACCCGAATGCTCAGTATGAGTACGAAGCAATCGGGAAAATGAATATCCCTGTTCCTACACTTGCAGCGTTCGGAATCTCGGCTCCACCTGCTACGCTTCGCGGCAGAACGGCAGAAGATGGGGATGAGGATGGACTCCCATTGTATGCTGATGAGAATCTGCAATGGTTGTTTGATGCCGGAGTCGCTGCGTGTAAAGCACAGGCACGTAACAAATATGTGAGTGGTACCGCTGATTTGAAAGAAGGTCAAAGTATCGCTGCTTCGTTTGAAGAACTGATCGCTACAGGAGAGCGTATCGGTAATAAGGTGTTCATGCAGATGCTCAAAGAGGCAGGTAATGCTTTCGCCTCTTGGTTTAGTGGACAGGGAAAGTCTGCTCCTGCTACTGCAATGGCAACAACACTGTTTAGGAAGAAAGATGCTCTCGGCTTACAACCTGCTAACATCAAGGAGAAGATGGCAGGCTATGTAAGCCAGTTTGCAGAACAGCTTGAGCCGGCCGACGCTGAACGCTATAGTAAGTACCTCATCAGTGTGGCAGAGGCTTGCCAGACTACAACAGCGGAGGACTTCTAGTCTCCGACTAGCTACAACTTAGGGTCTAGTCCATTCCAATAAAGTGGACTAGCACCTAAGCTGCACACTCACACACTCACTCACACACACTGCACACTGAGGATACTAGACTATGACAACCAGACCGGAGATGGGTGAGCATGTGTAACCCACTGATTACACTCAAAAAAAACGCCTCGCTTCGCTCGGAAAGCAGATCAAGAGACGCTCGCTATGCTCGCTAACCTTTCGCTTCGCTCAACGAACTCGCTACGCTCGTATGCTCACTACGTTCGCTCAAGAGTGCTCGTTCCTCGCACCGCTCGCTACGCTCGAAAGACACGAAAGGTCAACACTGATCTGATAGGTAGGGGGTGAGACCTTTTTTATGCTGTCGCTTCGTCTTCTTAACTCAGCTGCTCGCTAAAATCTCACTATATTTTACACCCTACCTAGTATTACTAGCGTGCGTAGCATATACTTAATCGACTTCGTAGCTTTCTCTTAAGACATCTAGGGATTGATATGTCACAATGGCTGTGTATCAATGGAAAGTGGAATTGTAAAACATCTCCAATACAAAAAGGCTATGGTGAAAGTAATACCAGTATCCCATATGAAGTTGCAGAAGAAGCCTACAAAGAATATTCTGCACAGTACGGTAAGCAACAAACACTCGAAAGACTTAATGAGCGTGGCGGATTTGGTTTTGCTGAATTATCAATATTGTTGTATGAGAGGATAAAGAGGTTGGAGTCACAGGTGTCAAGTGTCAGCTATCATGATTGATCGCATAGTCTCATACGCTTCTCAAGGTTTTTCCTCAACTGCCATCGCCTCTATGGTGAATACATCCCCAGAGTATGTCGAGCAGATTCTACAGGATCCACAGTACAAGTCACTCATCCTCACTGAACAGCAGAAATTCGCAACGCTCAAAGCAGACACTGAGCTCGAGTCCTCTTACACTCAGTTGGAGAAGAGGATACTCAGACAGGTTACTGAATCTCTTCCCTTTGCTGAGTTTCGTGATCTGACACGAGCGATGGAGACTCTCATTCGGAGGAAGCAGCAGCTCTCCATGCACGAACACTCATCGTTTGTTGTTAACGGAAACGCACAATTTAACACAGTGGTACTATCAATTCCACGTGCGGCGGCCCCTGAGATTACTCTAAACTCTCAACGTGAAGTGATTGCTATTGGTAACAAGTCACTGGCTCCCATGCAGGCAGGAGCAGTGCGTTCACTCTTTGATACCATACAGAAGAAGAAGGAGCAAGCTCTTCTCTCGAAACGTGAGCAGCAGACTCAACAGATGCAGCAGTATATCCCAAGAGCAGTAGATGTAACAACAATACCGGAAGACTTCTAGCGAAGCTAGCACTCACACACTTGTACACTCACCACGGCGCGCCAATCCACTCTTTACTCTATTCATCTATGATACCGACCACACAAAGGATTTCTGACCATGCTTTATACTAAAGATGGTGATCCAGATTATGTGAACATGGTAAGTGAATTATCTAAGAAATTGGATATTATGACATCATCGCATAAGGCATCTATAGAGAGCATCTCAGAGTATTTCGATACAGTGTTAGTACCAAAGATAATTCCAGACGAGAAGAGTATGATATGTAATCTACATTTATTGTACTGTGAACTAAGTACACAATCATATAACGATATGATCACATCACTTTATGATCTTCTAAAGAGGTCACCACAACTCTTTGATGCTTGGAAAACACGGTTTATAAAGTCATTAGAAGAAGAGTATAGAAGATATCCAGACTATTTACCATCAGATAAGAAGAAAGAGAAGATAGTAGGTATGTTCAAGTATCATATACTCAACAGATCATGCTGAGGGGTTCACAGCATGCGAAGCGCGAGGTACGAGCGCAAGCAGGCACAATGGCCGCACCCTTACTAAACCAACCACTGCATTTACTATGCCCGCCGCCCCCACCGTTTTGTACACATCGCCTTTATGGTGTTGTAGTGGCTTTTGACCTTAGTAGTTTGCTACAATCAATTACGATAATTTATCATAGCACATGACCTCTCGTCCTGACATCTTCTCCTCTGATCTCTCAGAGATCAACGATGTAGCAGTCTCCTCTGACGCTGCTAGATCTCGCTGCTCATCTGATTTTAACTTCTTTGCTGGACTCTGTATTCCAGACATTTTCCTTTACGCATTTCCAGAATACTACATCGCCCTCTTCTCCGTACTTCACGCTGGTATCACAGACACAGAGCTCATCAAGGTTCTTCGTTACGCTATAGGTCTCCCACGAGGTTATATCAAAACAACATACCTTAAAGTGTTGATCTCTTGGCTTGTAGTGTTTGATAAAACCAACTTTGTTCTCATAGTCTGTGCAACAGAGCCTCATGCTGAGAACTTCCTCGATGATGTCTCAAACATACTCTCCTCTCCCAACATTGAAGCTATCTTTGGTAAGTGGAAGGATAACCTTGTAACAGATAATCGAGGACTAAAGAAGGCCCTCTACCACAAGCGAGTTATCATCTTGAGAGCTATTGGAGCTGGAACAGCTGCTCGTGGGATCAACATTGATAACAAGAGGCCAGATGTAGTCTGTTGCGATGATATGCAAACGAAGGAGAATGATGATTCTGATACAGATCGTGAAGTCCTCTTCGATTGGTTTGTTGGTACACTCCTCAAGGCGATTAATCGACATCGTGCAATCATCATGTACGTTGGTAATATGTACTCAGATCACTGCATCTTGTATCGTTTGAAACAGAATCCCTTCTGGATATCACTGATTACTGGTGGTATACTTGAGACTGGTGAACCACTGTGGCCCGAGCTTCAATCTCTCTCGGATTTACATGAGGATTTTAAGCATGATGAGTCCTTAGGCAAAGCTAACATCTGGTTTGCTGAGATCATGAATGATCCAGTAGAGTCAGCAGATGGCTTTATACGAGGACCATTTCCACTCTCTCCTTTCGATTCCTTTATTCCTGAGCCAACAGCTTCCTTTATCACACTTGATCCAGCAGGCTTTCGTAAGCAGTCAGACGACAATGTAGTTACTGCTCACTACATCATAGATGGTAAAGGCTATATAGCTGAGATGGATGGTGGTATATGGGATCCAGGAATAACATGTCAGAATACTATCGCTCTCGCATTACGTCATAATGCTAACCTCATCGCAATCGAGGATGTAGGTTATCAGCAGTCTCTCCAATACTGGATGACACGTACACTCAAAGAGGAGAAGATAGAGGGAATTAATGTTGTTCCTCTCAACAGAGGAGTTAAAGCAAAGGAATATCATATTCGACTATTCATCAAAGAGATCTATGGTGAAGAGTATTACTTCCTGAGGGATACGGATAGGCAACGATTTACCTGGCAAGCTACCGCATACCGTCTTGGGAAGAAGAAGAATAGAGATGACTGGCTCGACTCCCCATCGATGGGACTTGAGGTAAGAAACACATACTGGCCACTCTTGTCTGTCAGGGAGCATCAGCAACTAGGCTCTCAGTTTCGTGTACAAGCAAATAACACACCATTCTAACAGGCAGTTTAACATTATGAGTTATCCTTCTTCTCTTGTTATATTTTCTGAACTGAGAACTATTCTAAGTGTATCAGAAAAGATAGAGGAATTAGACTTTACTCAAGATGTTATATTAAAGAAGAAATATCTTGATATGTATATCCAGGACATAGCGAAAGCTTGTAGTCGTATCTCAAGTATTTTATTTAATTCACAGTAATAATTAACAGATAAGGAATAATGATACCATGGTAACTACAGCAACAGCATCAGTCTCTCAGCTCTCCGGCCAGTCTTCACGTAATCCACTTCGACTCTCTTCCTCATCAGTAGATGCTCTTCAGAACTATCTTCGTAACATCCTCACTATGCACAATCAATTCACAGATATGCGTAATAAGATGGAGATTATTGATACAGCATACTATCGCTATAATGCTCTCTCTGATACCAGTAAGCTTGTTGATGGTGTTGACATAAGAGCAGCACAGAACTCTGCTAATGTCTCATGTGGCATTGATACAGACAGAGCAATTGTCGTACCTGTAGTGATAAGTCAGGTAGATTCATACGTTGGTTACCTATCTGAGGTATTTTTGAGTGGTTATCCAATGTTCCCTGTAGTTTCTACGCCATCTAACATCAAAGAGGCTGAAACCTTAGAGGCTATCATCGATGATCATGCTACGCTTTCAGCCTATCCTCGTGAGTTTCTCATGGCATTTCGTGATGGTATTAAGTATAACTTCATGCCTCTTGAACTCTCATGGGAGCCAATAGATCAATATTCACTCTCAGACAACTATCTCACTCCAACTGCCTCTACTAAAGCTGAGAAGACAACATCCAACTACAACCGTATCACCCGCTTAGATCCGTATAACACTGTATGGGATATACGTAAATCACCTTCTCGTGTAGCTGCTCAAGGTGAATTTGCAGGTTGGATTGATCCCATCAATCGCATTGAGCTTAAGAAGTTCATTAACATGTACTCTCAGTCTGGTGATATTTACAACGTCGGTAAGATTGATACTAATCAAACCAACATGTTCATGTACTATCGTGATCTCCCAGTCATTACTGATAAACTTTCATCAAACAAGAAGACTACAATCCAGTTTGATTGGGCTACATGGTTAGGAGCAGCACTTCCAGTCTCGAAGAAGTCTCTTATGGCTGGTACATATGAGAGATTCACATGCTATGCTCGCATCATTCCCTCTGAGTTTGGCATTAACGTACCATCTCCCAACACTCCACAAATCTGGAAGTTTGTTATGCTTTCAGGTCAGTGGCTCTTGTACGCTAAACGTCTTATTACAGCATTTGATTATCTTCCTATTCACATAGGTCAACCTCTTGAGGATGGCTTTGAGCTTCAGACACCTTCCATTGGTGAGAGTCAGGTTGAGTTTCAAGAGGCAGCTTCTACACTCATGAATATACGCTTCTCCTCTGCTCGACGCTCAGTGTCAGATCGTGCACTCTATGATTCTTCTCTCATCAATGAGGCAGATGTTAATTCACCTACTTCCGCGCCAAAGATTCCTGTACGTCTTACAGGTCTTAATGATAAGAAGTTGACAGATGCGTATTATCCAATCCCATATGATCCACGAGGTACAGATGGTGTGATAGGAGATACTGCACGTATCTGGGAGATGTCAGATCAGTCACTTGGAATGAATAAGCCTGCAAGAGGACAATTCCAGAAAGGTAATAAATCAGTGGAAGAGTGGAGAGATACTACAGGTAATGCCGATAACCGTATGAGGATTCCTGCTCTCATGATTGAGTATCAAGTCATGGTACCTTTCAAGACACAGATCAAGTTTAACATCTTTCAGTTTGGAGTAGAAGGTGCATTCTCAAATCAGCGAACAGGTGAAACAGTAGATGTAGACCGCACTGTGATTGATTCTCTTCGCAAAAAAGTCCTCTCCTTCAGAGTTGCCGATGGCTATACTCCAAAGAGTAAGCTGGCATCTACTGACTTTATTGTTCAACTTATGCAGCTTGTTGGTCAGAGTCAGATTCTACAAGAGAAGTATGGTCCTTATCTACCTCGCATGGTAGCACATCTTGCTCAGCTTGGTGGAGTAAGAGGACTTGATCAATACTCACCTGAAGTTCAACCTCAACAGCAGTCTCAACCAGGAGTAACAAGTGGACAACCTACTACAGCAGCAACAGGAGGAGCACCAATCCCACCAAACACAGGAGCAGCTCCACCTGTTGGAGGAACTCCAGGCTATGCACCACCTCCTGCCACTGCCCACTAGCTTCACATCACAAGAGGAGGTTGAACTTAAACAGTGTTTCTCCCATCCTACAATCGTTCGCTTCTTTCGTCTTTTAGCTAACAATGCTGTACGAGATACACTTATGAATGATTTTACGGAGTTCAGTGATCAAACTAAGTTGCTTGCAAGATACAACAAGCTTAAAGGTGTCATCATGGTATGTCATAACATTCTCTCAACGTATGACATACCACATCATCAGCAGTCCAGTTCGTCGTCAACCAATCAATCTCAAAGGAGATAACACATCATGGAGAATCAACATCGTAAGATCATAGGTTATCGTGAACTGACACAAGAAGAGATAGATTTAATGAACATAATAAAGCAAAAAGGGAAAGAGCTAGGAGATATAGTAACGCTAATGAAAGAGAATAAAGTGTTAGATCAACGTTGGGTCTCTATTGGTGCTATTCATCTTCAAGAGGGTCTGATGGCTCTTACAAGATCAGTTGCTAAACCAGAGTTCTTTTGAGGAGATAGTATCATGGCTAAAAAGCAGTCAGCAACAGAATCTACAGAAGCAGATGTTCGTGTAGTTCGTATTGCTCGTATCTGTCACGAGGTAAATCGTGCTTACTGTATAGCATTAGGTGATAACTCTCAACCTCACTGGGAAGATGCACCAGAGTGGCAACGTTCTTCAGCCATCAGTGGAGTACTATTCATCATAGACAACCCAACTGCTCCACCATCAGCCTCTCATGATTCCTGGTTGAAACAAAAGACAGAGGAAGGATGGAAGTGGGGAGCAGTGAAGGATGTGAATAAGAAGGAGCATCCATGCTATCTTCCATACGATGAACTACCAGTAGATCAGAAGGCTAAAGATCACATCTTTGGTGCAGTTGTCAGAAGTATCTTAACTGAGAAGGAGTAACATCACATGCCACTTGCAGATTTCTTTCGCTCTAAAGTACCTCTCACTCCTACGGACCCTAATAAACCAACAAATCAGCAGACTCCACTCTCAAAGGGACAACAAGAACAGCAGATACGTCAAGCGAAGGAGAGAAAGCCTAATGATCCACTAGATACTGGATCTAAGGACTTTGCTGAAGCTGGTGACTCAAACACTAAAAATCCTCTTGACTCTTTCGCTGGAATGTACGATAATAAAGTTAGAACAGCGGAAGAAACTCCACCTGTTTTCGCTCTTGATCCTACTCTACTTAAGAACGCAGCATCACAGCTTAACTTCTCCTCTCATGTAACACCAGAGCTTGTACAAAAGCTCCAGAGTGGAGATGCTACAGCAGTAGCTGAAGCCTTTAATGAGTTGGGTCGTCAAGTATACCAGACTACCATGTCACATTCCTCCACTCTCACTGATAAGTTTGTGGGAGCTAGGATGGCTCATGACCGCAAGGGACTAGGTCAATCAGTACACTCAGTACTGACAGCAAATAGTCTCGCCAAACTAGCAGAACAGAATCCTACTCTAAAAGAGCACGTCACGGAGATTGGAGATAAGATAGCCTCCAAGTATCCTGACGCTACTCCAGACTGGATAGCAGAACAGACGAAGAACTATTTCGTTACTGTTGCTAAACAGCTTGATCCTTCTCTCACTCCAAAACAAAAGGGAGCTGACGGGAAAGATGCAGAGGAGGATATTAACTGGGAAGAGTGGATGACTGCTGGCTCTAAAAACTGATATCTTCTCCAACTTTGTTGTTTTGTAATATCATTTTGTTGGAGGTAAGTGAGTATGAGTTTCTTCTCTGGTGTATTCAACACAACTACTAATCCTGCTGAACTCAACGTGAGGAGTTTCGCAGGTACTATGCTTCGTCTCTTCCCCAATGGCTCATTTCCTCTCTGGGGTTTGTTGTCACAGCAGCCGAAGTCTACAGCTAAGTCCTCTACGCATGGCTATTTCAGCAAGACTTTGCAGTTTGCTGCTACTACATCAAACGGCATCAATCTTGCTGCTGTAACAAACTACGTAGTAGCTGCTTCTGCTGGCCTTACTCCTGGTATGGTGTTATATAACCCGAGGAGCAGGGAGAATATGAGGATTACAGCTATTGTTGATGGTACTCACATCACAGTAGCGAGAGCATTTGGTCGTGTAGCTGCCTCTGATTCCGTAGCAGGTGATCCACTGATCGTTATTGGTGGAGCATTTGAAGAGGGATCAGCTCGTCCGACACCTCGTGGGATGACCACAGTCTATGTACCAAACTTCACACAAATCTTCCGTAATGCTTGGGCTGTAACAGACACAGCGAGAGCTTCTCTTACAGAACAAGGGTTTGGCAACGTTCAAGAGAATAGAAAGGATTGCTCCATTCTGCACTCTGTAGATTGTGAATCAGCGATCTTCTTTGGACAGCCACTTGCGCCAGCTACAGGTGTAACAGGACCACTACATGCTACTCAAGGTATATATGATGCAATTGATCAATATGCTCCAGCCAATACGAATGCAGCAGGTGGCACAACAACATTCGCTCAGCTTGTTGCTCTTGTTGAGCCTGCTTTCCTCTACTCCACAGATCAGGGTAACACCAAAGAGCGTATCGCATTCGTTGGTGCAACTGCAAATAAAGTACTCAATGACATTGGTCACCTCTATGGTCAAATCATGATTTCTCAGTCTGAGACCTCCTTTGGTATGCAGTTCACTAAGTTCAAGTTCTACAAAGGAAGTATCAATATTGTAGAACACCCACTCTTCAACACTAATGCTGCACTCTCGAAGCTCATGGTAGTACTTGAGCTTGCTGCCATCAAACTTGCTTTCATGAATGGAAGAGATACTAAGTCAGAGGAATTTGGGGGAGATGGGAAGAACAATGCTGGTGGTGCAGACTCTGTAGGTGGATCCCTCACATCAGAGTTTGCAGTAGAGTACATCAATCCCTTCTCGGGATGTGTGATCGAGAATCTCACAGCAGCAGCAGCGTAGCACTCAACACTCAACACTCAACACTCAACACTCAATAACTTAGGAGATCTATCATGGCCGGTGAGACAGGTGGACAACAAAAGACACAAGTTAAAGTTACAGAGGAGAAAGTTCTTAACCAGGAGAGAGAAAACATGGAACAGAAAGCAGCAGGAAGTAAGCAGGCAAGTACCCAAGTACCACAAACCGCAACATCACTCCTGAAAGCAAAGGTAGAGGAGATGATGAAACCAAAGACTGAACCGACAGAAGAGGAGATTGCTGCAAATAGAACTGCTTTCATTGATAAGCAGATCACAGAGTCTGTAACAGCAGCCGCAACATCATCACCCTCTTCTGTTGTTGCAGTCAATCAAGCAGCTAATGCGGCTCATACAGCAATTGCAGCAGAAGCTGCTCGTCTTAACTCGGCAATCAATCTGGGGATTGACATAACTCAACTTCAGAGCGTAACGAAGCCAAA